TGATAAAAAAGTGCCAGGTGCAAACGAATTAGAAAATGAATTAAAAAGACAAAAAGAATTGGTTGAATTTTCAACCACTGATTACATTGCTAAAACTGAAAAAGTAGTCGCAGCCAATCAAAAGGCAAGAACAGAATTCAGCACTGGATGGAATGAAGCATTTGCTCAATATCGAGATAATGCACAAACAATGGCCGATGCTGGCAGAAAATCATTCAACACAATTGTGGATTCAATGTCAACAGCATTGGAGAATTTTGCAAAAACTGGAAAAATTAGTTTTTCTAGTTTGGCTGCTAGCATTATTCAAGATTTAATTGCTATTCAAATTAAAGCTCAAGCCACTCAATTATTTAGTGGATTAGGTGGAAGTGTATTTAGTAGTTTTTTCCAATCTGGCAATGTGTCAGTTCCAGGTGAAGGCACAATGAGCATTTCCAGTTATTTTGGTGGGCCTAAAGCAGCTGGTGGTGATGTATCTGGTGGCACACCATATTTGGTGGGAGAACAAGGGCCAGAATTGATTGTCCCTAAAGGATCAGGTACTGTGATTCCCAACAATAAATTAATGGGGATGGGTGGAACAAATCAAAATATCACCAACAATTACATCAATGCAATTGATACAAAATCGTTTGAGGATAGGCTATATGGCAGCTCTGGAGCAATTTGGGCAGCCAACCAATATGCCACCAAAAACATTGCGACAACGAGGAGCAGAACATAATGGCTGGCTTTCAAAACATTGTTGACATTCAACAAAAGATGACAGTGAATAATCGGAGGATGATTGGCCAACAAGTGTCACGATCAGGGCAAGTCACAGTGGCTCAATACTTAACATCAGTGCCATGGGTTTTTACAATAGTCCCACATAATTTTTTGTACTACCCACAGGTCAGAGACATTATTCAAGCCATTGATAATTTGGATCGGCAGCTGCCCGATTACATTACATTTGCATCGAATCAGTTATCGTGGTTTACGCAAAACCAAGGAACGGCCACAGTGGCTAGTTTAAGTGGCACACCAACACCCAACAGCCAAACAATCAATTTAACCTCAAATGGCACTTATAAGGCTGGCGATTTCATATCCATCAATGGTTATGTTTACAAGATTACCAATGATTCAACTGGATCTGTTATTTATATCAACAGGCCATTGATCGGATCACCAACATCGGCTGCACCAGTTCTTTTGGGCAATGCGTGTTCGTTTTATGTGGTGGCCGAGCAATGTCCCACATACTCATTGACACCAATGACCAATGGTGCATTTGTCGAATGGTCTGGGCCATTTGTATTTCGTGAATACATTACAGGATAATTATGTCAACAGCAATTGCAGCACTTGGATCCAGTTCAATTCGATATGCTGAATTTGTCGAATTGATTCTTACAGTTTATGCTGGAGAATTTATTGTTGGCAGCACTTATACTATTTTTGTTGTTGGCACGACTGATTTTACAGCTATCGGTGCATCATCCAATACAGTCGGAGTGACATTCACGGCCACTGGCGTGGGATCAGGAACAGGTAAAGCGCAGCAGATATTTACATTCTGTAATGCAGCTGGCCCAGTCACAATCAATGGAATCAGATATGCTGGTTATGGCACATATCTTGGCGTGAGTGAAATTCAGCAAGATATGAAAGCCAGTAGTGTGGATATAAAGTTATCTTTGTCTGGACTAGATATCAATGTGGTTTCACTGATATTGGCATCACCAGTCAAAGGCAGCACTGTAAAAATTTGGCGTGGATTTCTCGATGCCAGCAATCAAATTGAAACCATTGGCGGTGTACAACAGTTTTTCCAAAGATACCAAGGCATCATCAACAATGTGGCCATCAATGAAAATTTTGATGATCAAAAAAGGCAGCGCACTGTTGTTTGTATTGTGTCTTGTGCATCGATGCGATTGGTGTTGGATTCGAGATTGGCTGGCATTAAAACCAATCCATCCAATTGGCGATTCTTATATCCCAACGATACCAGCATGGATCGAGTGCCAGTGATTGCATCGACTTATTTTAATTTTGGCCAAAACCCAATACCAGGCTCGGCCACCAAAGTTATCGGATCAACTCAAACCAATCCAGTGCCATTGGTGAAATTTTCAAACACATGATCAGACTGGCAAACAAATTTGATATTCCAATTTTGATTGCAATGATTGAGGAATTCTCAAGAGAAACATTGATTCAAAAATACAAAGATCAAACATTGTGGGATAAAAAATATGTGGGGAATTTGCTTTACAGTTTGATTTTGGGTCGAGGTTTTATTGTTATTGACGAGGATTTGAATGGAATGATCATTGCCATGATTACACCAAATATTTGGTGTCCAAAATCAAATCAACTCAATGAGCTGGCATGGTGGGTGGCTCCAGAAAAAAGGAATGGTTTGCTTGGTGGCAAATTATGGCTAGAATTTAACAAACAGGCTCAAAAATTATTGGATGAAAAGCGCATCGATGTAGTGATGACATCACTTATGGCCAACAGTCCAAGCATTGATTATTCAAAACGTGGATTCAAACAATTGCATACAACTTTTTTCAGAGAATAAAACATGATCGAATCAGCAATTGCAGCATATGAGGCATTCTCTGCATGGTATGCCACAGCTGGGATAGCAACACAAATGGCAGTGACATTTGCCATTTCAGTAGTTGCATCGAGGATATTTGCACCCAATGTGCCACAGGCCCAGCAAAACAATATTAGGCAGCAAGTGCCACCAGATCCAACGGCTGGCATTCCATTGGTCTATGGTGATGCATACACTGGCGGTCGGTTTTGTGATGCGGTTTTATCACAAAATCAAAAGCAAATGTTTTATGTGATGGTTATTTCAAATATTAGTCCGAATGGCCAATTTATTTACAATTTGCCAACACCAGGCAATCCATCCAATTTTTACTATCAAGATCAGATCATTACATTTGATGCTTTATATCCAGCCATGGTATCTACTTTGACCGATGGCGCAAACAATGTAACTCCATTTGCAAATCAACTGTATATCTATTTGTACACATCTTCCCCTACTGGCACGATCACACCGATCAATACGACTTATATGCCATGGGAAATAATGAAATATGATGCTGGTGATGAAAATACTTGTCCATCAGGCCAAGAATGGGCCAGCACCAATCGAAATATGAATGGTTTGGCATTTGCCATTGTGCAGCTGGTGTACAACCAAAATGCACCTGGCACAACTTCATTGCAGCCAGTCACATTTTATGTGAGTCATTATTTGAATGGTGCTGGATGTGCCAAGCCTGGTGATGTTTGGTATGACTACATTACCAATCCCATTTATGGTGGTGCAATTGATCCATCATTTGTCAGCTCTGCTTCAGGCGCAGCTCTGAATGCTTATTCAGATGAATTGATCACCTATACACCAGCAGGAGGTGGCACAGCATCACAGGCCAGATATAGATTTAATGGTGTTTTGGATACTGGCCAGACTGTATTGTCAAATATCGATTTGATGATGACTTGCTGTGATTCATGGCAAGCATATCAGGCAGCCACTGGATATTGGCAAGTGGTAATCAATAAAGCTATTTCACCATCATTCGCATTTGATGATAATAATATTGTTGGATCAATCACAGTGGGGGAGCTGGATATCACCCAAATGGTGAATCAGATTGAGGCCAAATTTAATGATTCAACAAATAGGGATCAGGCTGGTTATGTGAATCTACAAACCCCAGCCAATTTGATATATCAAAACGAGCCAGTTAACAAATTCACTGTTTCATATGATTTGATCAACAATTCGGTTACAGCTCAATACTTAGCCAATCGGACACTTGAGCAAAATCGACTTGATTTGATTGTCAGTTTTTCCACCAATTACACTGGCATTCAGGTCAATGCTGGCGATGTGGTCACAGTGACCAATTCAAGTTATGGCTGGACAAATCAGCAATTCCGAGTGATGCAAGTCAAGGAATCATCATTGCCCGATGGCAGTCTTGGGGCAGCAGTGCAGCTGATTGCTTATGATGCCAATGTTTATGCTACTGGGGACATTACTCAATATCATCCAACACCCAATTCGGGATTGGCATCACCCACTTATTTCAGCGCATTGGCTGCACCAACAATTTCAGCGCACCATGAATCGGCCACTCAGCCCAATTTTGATGTACAAGTCTATATTCCATTAGTGGGTCGAGTTACCACTGGAACATTGTTTTATACGACAGTATCCACACCATCACCATCTGATTGGAGTACATGGCTTACAGCAACTACATCAAACAATCAGCAAGTTCCGAATAATACTTATTTCACATTTGCTGATGTAGTTTTACCAGCTGCCACATATTATTTTGCCTATACAGTAGGAAACGATAAAACATCAACTTCATTGAGTCCAATATCCACTGCTTTTGTTTGGACACCAGTCGGTTTATCTGGAGCCAGTGGAGCATCTGGCGCATCAGGTTATAGCGGATTTTCTGGATTGTCTGGAATGTCTGGATATAGCGGTTTGTCAGGATATTCTGGTATAGGTAGTACAGGATTAACAGGTTTGGCTGCCATCACTGCATACAAGCTACAAAGCCAATCGGCATCAACTCCAACATATTCAACACCAACATCGGGAGCGACTGCACCAAGTGGCTGGACATTGACTGCACCAACGGCCACAGTCGGCCAAGTAGTTTGGTATTTGATGGGTCAATACAATTCCAATTCAGTATCTTATGGTGGAGTACCAGCCAATTCAACGGCATGGACTGGGCCAGTGGCTGCATCAATATTTCAAGATATTAGATCAGACAATTGGAATGGATCAACACCACCAACTTATGGCACTCCATCCACATATGGCAACACTGGCTACTATATTTCACAATCCACTGGAAACGTATATTTCAATAATGGCGTTTTCCGAGGTGATATCAATACAGCTGGCCAAGGTATATTCAATGGAGCCACAGCTGTTGGATCAAACACATTTTCATTGATTGCCAATCAAGCCAATGGAGCATATGGCGGTATATTGGCTTATTCTCAAAATTCAGGCAGCAGTTTGTCGTTTCCATTTGCTGCTGTTGTTGGTCAAGCCACATATAACAATGTGGCTGGTGCATTTACATCGGCAGCCAATAGTGCAATTGTTGCAAGCTCAACAGGCACATATCCAACAATTGCAGCCAATGCTCAAGGAAGTGGAGCAATTGGCGTTTCTGGATATTCTGTTTATGGTGCTGGGGTTTATGGCTCTGGATCAACTAATGGAGTGTATTCAGCTGGGCCATTTGGCACATCCAGCACAGCATTTGTTAATAATTTATATGCACAATATGCTGTTAATTTAGTTGGCCAAGGAAGTGGCACATTGTTTTATTTCCAAACTGGGCCAACAACTGGAGCCAGTACAGCGACATTTAATCCAAATAATAAGCCTGGTACAACAGGCAGCACAAATACTTGGGTTGAAGTTATCATCAATGGATCATCTTATCAAATACCAGTGTGGGCATCATAATGAGAACAATCACAATTCCATCGACCTCAGTCACTGAGGATATTAACGACATTCAAGAGATACCAGGCGTTTGCGTCAGGTTTTTGGTGGGCAATAAGGATTCCAATGGGAATTGGATTCTTGGCCAAAATATGCAAACATTTGTTGTCAATGGTGATGATTACACAGAATTGAATGGGCCACCTACTACATGGGCACCAGACAAACCAACAGGCACATATAGGAATAATGATTTATGGCATTATGTCGATTTACAAAGGGCCAAAACCTAGTAAAATATTCATCAATACAATACAAGACATTCGTACCCAGTGAGTACATTGGGAGCGTCATTACCGAGTAAGGGAATCACATGGCTGTATTTAATCGTAATTCATTAACCCAAGTATCTGGGTTTGATAATCAAATATTATCAGGCGAATTGGTCTGGGAGCAAAAAGCATTCTGGAACATTTTTATGACCAATGATGCTGGCATTCTGCCTTTGACTGGTGCCACCATCGATGCACAGATTATTCGCAGAGTCTTAACCAATGTGGTGGATACTAGAAATGGACTTACATTCACCATCGGTGATTACACTCCAACACCCACACCCATTGCATTAACAATCACGAATATCAACTATACAGGTGGATCGTTCACCTTGGTAATGGATGACAGCTCTTGGGGTTTGATGGCCACTGATCCAGGCTTGGACATTGCCGACCCCAATGGTATTGGCTATTCTGGCCGAATTAAGATTAGTTTTCCAGCCAATGGATCAACCCCAGCGGAAGACATCATTGTCTTTTTATTCTTTATTGTTCGGTCTGATGGAATTGTGGTGGAATAATTATGAGCACAAAAGTCACAGTCATCAATGACAACAATGTCAGCATTCAAGTCACTCCACCAGCTGCACAGATCATCAATGTAAACCGATCAGCATTTGGCAATTCTGGATTCAGTGGCCAATCGGGTTATTCTGGATTTTCAGGATTCAGTGGCCAAGCTGGTGGCGAAAGTGGCCATAGCGGTTACTCTGGATATTCGGGCTATTCTGGTTACAGTGGTTATAGTGGCCAAATTGGTGCCAGCGGTTATTCTGGCCAATCGGGGTTCAGTGGATATTCTGGCCAATCAGGATTCAGCGGATCTGGCGTGTCTGGATATTCTGGATTCAGTGGCTACTCTGGATCAGGCATTTCGGGATTCTCAGGATTCAGTGGTGCCCAAGGTGCATCGGGTATTTCTGGCTATTCAGGATTCAGCGGTATTGGCACATCAGGATATAGCGGTATATCAGGATTTAGTGGATATTCTGGTCAATCAGGATTTAGCGGATCTGGTGTCAGTGGATATTCTGGTTATTCTGGTGCCCAGGGGATATCAGGATTTAGTGGCATTTCTGGATATAGTGGCCAAGTCGGTGCCAGTGGATTTAGTGGATTCAGCGGTGCTACTGGCGCAGCTGGTGCATCAGGCACATCGGGATACAGTGGCTATTCTGGGTCAGGAATTTCGGGGTATAGCGGTTTTTCTGGCTACTCTGGCCAGCAAGGTACATCGATCAATATTAAAGGCTCAGTGGCCAATCCAGCTGCCTTGCCACCGACTGGGAACAATCCCAATGATGCCTACATTGTCGATTCAAATGGTGATCTATACATTTGGACTGGCACTGCATGGAATAATGTTGGCCAAATAGTTGGCCCAGCTGGTCAATCGGGAATTTCAGGATACAGTGGCTATTCTGGATCAGGCACATCAGGATACAGTGGTTATTCTGGCATTTCTGGTTATTCTGGATCTGGCATTTCTGGATTTAGCGGATACAGTGGTGCCCAAGGTGCATCGGGTATTTCTGGTTATTCTGGATTCAGTGGCTACTCTGGATCAGGGATCAGTGGCTATTCTGGATATTCAGGATACAGTGGTTCTGGCGTGTCTGGATATTCTGGCTACTCTGGTGCCCAAGGCATATCAGGGTTCAGCGGTATATCTGGTTTTAGCGGTATATCTGGATATTCTGGTTCTGGCGTGTCTGGATTCTCAGGATTCAGCGGATACTCTGGATCAGGAATTTCGGGATACTCTGGCTATTCTGGTGCCCAAGGGACATCAGGATACAGCGGAATTTCTGGATATAGTGGCTACTCAGGCACACCAGGCGTGGGTGGCACGATTGGTTATTACGGCAATTTCTATTCGACTGCCACTCAAACCAATCCAGTGGCTAGTACGGCCAATGCAATGACATTGAACACCACAGTGCAAGCCAGTGGCGTTTCAATTGCATCCAGCTCACAAATTACATTTGCCAATGCTGGATATTATTTGATTGAGTTTGCTGCACAATTTACCAGCTCTAGCGGATCAAATACTGTTATCGATGTTTGGATTTCAAAGAATGGCACCAATGTCAC